AGGTATAAATTTTGAGGTACAAGATGTTTCAAATGCAATGCGTATAGGTGCTGATGGTTCAATTGGAATTGGGACAACAACTCCCACTGCGACATTAGATATATCCGGCACTTGTATAGTATCAGGAGGGGAAACTACATTTGACGGAGTTGATGGAAACGGAAATTCTGTATATGTAAATGGTGGCAATCTATCTATGAATAATAAAAGAATAACAACATTAGCACAACCATCAATGCCGAGTGATGCTGCAACCAAATCCTATGTTGATAGTCATTCAGGAACACAAACTACAGGTTGGTATGAATATTATCACGGACCTAAATGGGAGTTTGCAGGACAGAATGGGACTGGAGATGGTTACGCACAGAAGTTCGTAAAGATTGACCCAAGTTTATATTCAAGTTCGTGCGTTGTTGAAGTTTCAATTTACGGAAATCTGATTGGTTATGTTCAAGGACATGCAGGATTTCCTCCCGATAATCATATGTCTTGTCTTGTGACACTATTAAGTTGGAATTCTGGAACAGCAGTCCCATCTGTTGCCCCTGACATATCAGGTTCTATTCTTACCAATAGTACACGTAATATTACTACTACAAATAATCCAACTACCGATGCAACATTCGGTTATTTCCCATTTTATTATAAATCAATATTTCCTATCACAGATATATTGCCTGGAGATGATGGGTTTGCTTTTGCAACAAAAATTGATTGGTATATTAATCAAACCTATCCTATGGCTGTATTTGGTTTTACATTACATGCAAAAGTCTATGAAGGGGCTGCTATAGCACAATAGAAAAACCTTCTAAATATGCTTAAAAATATATATTTAATGACTTAAAATATATGTTTTATATGTAAAGTAGTAGTTTCAAGTCATTTTCTCTACTTGTATTACATCTGTAGGCATTCTATTAGTAATAAAAAATTTTTTATTACTAATAGAACATCAATATTGCTTGTTTTAATGTTTTACTAGTAAAGAAACCATTAGAAAATGACATTTTACTTGTTTTTTATTGTTTTAAGTCATTAATTAACTATATTTTAAGCACATTTAGAAGGTTTTTCTATGACAAGTAAATATTCCTTTGTCCTCTCGTCCAATTTCAACCCACGTATAACGTCCAAACCATCGTTTATCAGCGACAATATGAAATGATTGAATGAACCAACCTTGTTCCTTCATAATATCAATTCGTCTTGGAGTGAATACATTAAGACTTGATAGATTTAATAACCAATATATTTTGCGTTTAGTAATCCTCATAGACTTCTCCATAAAGTTCCAAAACAATTTGCGAGGAACAAAGGGCGGATTAGATAGGCATACATCTACGAGTTTTGTTTCATCATATTCAAAAAAATCACGTCCCTCATTTATTTCACACCATACGGCGGAACAATCTGTAGGAATGTTATTATAGAATGCTCCATCACCTTTTCCTGGCTCAATTACTATATCTCCTTTTTGAATATCACTAATAGATATTAAATGTTTCGCCATCTCGTGATTTGTGTATATAAATGATTTGCCCTTTTTTTTAATGTTCTCTTGTAATTTATCATTTTCGTTAGAAGTATAGTTCCATACTTTTCCATCTTCCATTTATATAACTCCTAAATATTATAATTTTAGTACAAAAAGATTATAATAACATTTACATTAAACGATTAGCAAGGGATTTAGGTGCTGCTCCTCCAGACACGCTGCCTTTACCAAGCAATTTACGTCCCACTTGAACGCCTTGTGCTATATCGTCTTTGTGTTTCCAACCGAATTTTGCTGCTTTACCAAGAGCATTGCCAAGTTTCCCAAAGAAACCAGCACCTACTAAACGTTCTACACTTTGAGATGTACCTGCTTTTGGTGCATTAATTACATCTTTTTCTTGAAGGGGTGCTTTTATAACCCTACTTTGTCCCCTTTGAGAGCAGAAGAACCCACTATCAACACACATTACGTACAATTGAGGCACTACATTACGTCCAGATTGATTGTAAGCAGTTGTATTAATTTGAAGTGAGTATGACCCATGCACGCCAGGTGCAAGACCAGCAGATAGTGCGAAATCTGTGCCTGGTTTTAGTAAAATGAAACCTCCTTGTGTGTTTACATCTGCATTATTCATAGTTGCGTCACCCATCCATTGCTCGTATGGGATACGAAGTCCATTTTTGTAACTGGTTTGGTAGAGATTTTCTGTATTTTCACTACTCAATAACCCAGCACGATTATCAAAAGTGATGTTAATATCACGTAGAGGTAAGAACCAATCGGCTTCAGTGCCGTCGCCTCTGTTTTGGGGACGGCAGAATACTGCTAATAAATCTGGAATAGCAGGGAGAACAATGGTTTGGGATTGGAGGAGTGCGGACTGCCCTGAATTGAGAGTAGGGAATGAACTGCTAATGTAACGAGCGTAATTTTGGAAGGGTACGAAATTTTTACTGGGAAGAGGTAAAGAAATTGGTGGAGTTAAGAAACGGCAAGTTAATTTAGAGTTGATAAATGGAGAACCATTTACATTTTGATATTCAGTAGTCATAGTGCCTGAGAGTGCTTGACCTCCAGCCCATCGTAACACACGAGAGGGTTGTTGTAAATTAAAGACGCATTGTATGTTTTGAATACCGAACAAACCTGTTCCTTGTTCTGCATCATTGAAGTTAAATGGAGATAATACAAGGCGTTCAGTGGAAGAGAATTTTACATAGGCAGTAACAGCGTTACCAGGGGCTGCAGGTACTACAGGGGCTACAGAGGGAAGTCCTCCTGAAGTAACCCAATGAACGTCGTTGTAAGCACCATTACCCATAAATCCGTATTTAGCATCGGCATAACCAGATAAAACATTGTTGCCAAATCCAACCATCTCGCTATAGGTTGTGCTGTTATCCAGCATTGAGGGGCAAACTCGCTCATCTCTATTTTCTAGACCATCACACAGACGGAGAATGGGGTGGAGCAAATCGCTGGTGTTGGTGACCACTGTCGTGTCATTGATAGTTGCACTCATTGTGTTGGTGCATTCGTGCAGAGGAAAAGCACAAAGAGCCATTCCAGTTGCTGTCGTTGAACCGAATGAAGCGAGAGGGTCACCGGCAACGCCAGTCCAACCTCCTCCTGGAGGGGTTAGAACTACTTTCATATAACAAGTTGAACTCCACATAACCGCTTTGTCAAGATATACGCTCTCGGAAGGTGCATTAACGTTGAATGTCATTTGACTGCTGTTGGCAGCGATTGCATTGAAAGGTGTACTTGTGACGGAAGAAGCCCCAAGATTTACGCCGAAAACTGGTCTGTTCTGTACCACCCTACTGTCGTAAATTTGTACTTTTGAAATTTCACTTGAAGACATATTATAAATTATAAATATATTTTATATTTATTATAATTTTATTAATTTTATTAATTTGTTAATTTACAAATGCTTTTTCCTAAACATTATTTTGATTTGGACAGTAGAATGATTAAACATTTCGACAGGATACAATTCACCTGATAATCTATGCTTCCAAAATATCTGCATATCAACGTGTCTAATAGCCTGATTACTACTTGTGAAACTTTGCATGCGGTATTCTCCGGCGGCTAAATATTCAATGAAACCAAGGTAATCGTGCGGAGCGTCGGTTGCTAAAACAATATCACTAACAACAGGTTGGAATGCACTACGACTATCTCTTGAAATATTGTTGTTTCCTGCTCCAATAACGACTGGAACTCCCATTTCCTCGCTCACAACTGGGACTAATGTGCTACTAAAAACAATGCTTCCTATAGGCGACCATATATTACTAACAGATGGAAAATTCTGTTTCATTGAAATATATTGAACTGTAGAGTATGTTAATGTATTCGCTGTTCCATCAACTTCAGGCATTACCTCACTATAATAATAAAAAAACTTTGGGTCGGAACTCACTAACTCACCTGGATAATTTCTAAATAGACCATAGAAGTCACTATTTCCATATAATTTTGACTTCTGTGTTGTTAGTTCTCCAAATACTGTGATGTCATACCATATGTCAAATGTAGTATTGGCTTCGTTAAATACCATAATAGGAGCAACACCAGCAAAACCTGCCCCTGCTTTGGCTGCTAAATTCGCCCACGCTGATGTAAATGCTACATTAACCATATCAACGACTTGCTGATAATTCTGTACCCAGTAATATTTACTTGACAAATCTTGTCGGTCTGTAGTTAGAGGCACTACTTCATTATTTTTAGGCACATAAATCAAGTTTATTTCATCACTTGTATAAGTAATTCCGCCGACAATAGCACTTAAGGTTATGCTATATACTAAATCATTAACAGTGCCTCCGTGTTTCATAGATGGGATAAACATAGGCAACTCACAGCCGTCCATAGTAAAGCGAACAATGCTGAATAGATAATCATTGGAATTTTTTATAATAGGTGTATCACGTGTTTCATTAAATTTCGCCTTCGGTTCTTTTTCACCTTCAACTACCTGCGTTTTATTGTTGATAATATCAATATTATAGTAAATAATATCTGGTTCAACTGATGAAGAATTGGGACGCATATATTCCATTATAGTATAATACAACATATTTATTTATCTATAAATTCATTAGTAATGATTGTCACTAAATCGTCTGGCGATAATCCTTTACAACCAGATATAAATTTATCATATTCTCCTAAATCACATCGATGCATCATACATCTTACTGCAACGTGTCGTCCGCAGGTTGCTACATCATAGTTCTTTGATTGAAATGCTTTGTTGTTGTAAATAACAGGCATATTAGCAGTTCTTAAAAGTTTCATCAATACTGAAATATTTTGTGATGGTTCAACACTCATTTTACCGCCTAAAAACTTACCCCATTGTGATGGTTCATTTCCATAACTATCAAAGACTTCAATATGATTGTTATGTCTTAAAATAGAAATCCAATGTCCGTTTGTGTTGCTGTCTGTTAAAAATAATACAATCGCACGTCCTGATTTGCCTAATAACTGGTTTAAATCATTATAGTTTGATAATTCAGGATAAGTTATTATTTGGGTTTTTTCTTTTAAAATATTTGATATATCGCCATCTGATAGGCTATATCCCTTCATATTATTTAAATGTCTACGTAGATAATTATTCAATCTTTTGCCTCCTCTTAACATTACTATATGGAGAGAATAAAAATATATATGTATGTATTATATATATGGACGATGTCTATTTAGAACACTGCTGGAATTGTATTAAGAATATGGTAGATGAATACGATATGATGAATGTGATTAGAGTAGATTATCTAACCCGAGGCGATAGACTTGGATTAGAAATTGATAATGCATTGAAATTGTTAAATAAAGTATGCATAAAACGTGTTGAGTATGATGACTTTTATAGCAATATACTCCATAAATATGGTATTATTAAAGAGAATGGTTATTGGGTTGAAAATATTATAAGAATAAGACGACAATGACCCCTTTATGGTGTGCGTTTATACTACTAAAATTAACGAGGTAAAAGTCGCACCTATGTAAATTCCTATTATATTCTATAATTAGCAACATTTGGCCTCTAAAAAATCACATATTGAAATATCCTCTATATGCCCCTTTTAGGTATATGTTTTTAATAAATTCTAAAATATAGTGTCTGTAAATTAATGAATTAAAAAAAGTTTATTATTTTTATTCTCTCCGCATATGATATATGGCTTTGAATTTTGATAAGGCGAAAAAAGCAGTAGCGGTAGCAATCGCAAGAGGCACTGGTGAGTTCAAGAACAAAATATTATACCTACATAAAGACGACGTAGTTGGTAAGGAAAGCAAACCAAAAATATTATACAATGAGAACGAACACGGCAAGTTTTTAAAACAAATGAATATCAAAAGCAAAGATAAAAAAAATGTTGTAACAGAATTACAAAAGGCACTGAAAGATGATAAATATACCACAATAGATAAACGAATAGAAAAATTGAAAGATACTATAGAGAAAACAGAAGTTAATACTATTGACATTGGTTATGAAGCGAAATTTGAACTATTACCTAACCCTAATGGTAAGGATAGGAGCATATGGTATATAGGAGGAGCATCAGGAGCAGGGAAATCTTATATAGCAAAATCCATTAGTGAGAATTACTTGAAACTTTTTCCTGAACGAAA